TTCGGGCTCATTAGGAGCGTTAGGCATAGGCACAAGCGGCATATCAGGCTCTTCGCTGTCCAGTCTTTCTCGTTCTTCCTTCGGATCAAACTGCGGTCCCAGCTTGTCACGGCGGCGCAGTTCATCCCAGAAAGTCTCTTGACTGATTTCGCCAGCCATACGAGCCTTAAGTAGGGCATCCATATCCTGTGAACCGTCCACCTCGGTTCCAAAGTCGGTGTGCACCAAAATCTCAGTCTTGTACGAAACCTTGAGCCATTCTGCGGTAAATCCGAAAGCACGCTCAAGCGTGTCTTTTAGCGCCATTGCCCACGCCTGTACAACAGAATAAGCCTTCGTATTCTCGCTCCTGGTTTCCGTCGCGGTCGCATTGGTCCCCGACATTCTCGTGAGAGGCTGATAGCCAAGACGCCGCATGTCATCGATGATCGAGCGAACATGCTTGGCAATCTGCTCAATGTTTGCAGCGTTGGGTTGGACGAACTCCCAGCGAGCCGATCCACCTTCCGCAGATTGCGCATAGAGAAGCCGCTTGGGGCCAACCTCGAGAGCGGGAGCAATCTGACTCGCGCCCACAACGGACAGCATGGGCGATCCAGCAAACGTTAGAACCTCTTCCTGCCGAGAAAGTGCGCGAAAGAGTTCGATCTGCATATCAGCGAGGTCGATCAAGGGCGGTCGAACATAATGCGCCCCAATCCGCTCGCCCGTGAAGAATAGGGCAAGAGGCACTTCCTGCAGGCGCATAGGGCCTTCGCCAACCTGCACAAACCCACTCTTATCCCGTTCTTCCCACGTTTCCCATCTGCCAGGTTCAAGCACTCGAATTCGTGTGACCTTCACTTCTCCCCAGCCGTCGCGCTCAATAATGTTTTCGCGAATACGGGCGTGAGTGACGACGGTGCGTCCCGCAATCGTGTCCGTATAAAGAGCAATGAGATTTTCGGACGGCACATGCACCCAATAGGGACGCGCGCCTAATGCCCGCTCATCGCCGAGCGTTGCACCATCCGGAATCACGGTGTGGTCCACAAGGATGCCGTGAAGGCCGAATGCCACGCCACTATGAAAGGCATGGCGGGCGAATACGTGAAGGTTATTGCCGAGCGTATCCACATCCTCAGCAAAGTTTGTGATGGCCTTCGGAGGCGTGCCTTGTATAGAAACGTCTTTTGCAAAGGGCTTTGCTGCTATCGTGCGAAGTGAATTCTCGAATTCCGAGCGCCAAGGTGAGCTAAAAACGCGCCGACCATGTTCTTCCTTTGTCTCACCGCCATAGGCCGGCAAATACTTCGGCTGCCTATCGACTGTCGATTCCCGAACAGAACGAGCGCCATTCAGCACAGCGCGAATCATCTCTATGTCAGGCAGCATTTCCCTATAGGCACCAGATGTTTCGCTAACATCTGGCGTGCCGAGAGGTGTTATCGCCATACGAAACGAGCCGTCCCAGCCTCTCCCGCCGACCGGCGGACGCCCTCCACTGCATATCTCAACGCATCTATGACGTGATTTTTCTTATCGTCCAAGATGGGCAACACTTCATTGGTCACTTTGTCAACCTTGTATGAATACAGACTAAGCTCATCTATGATATGCCGGCATTTTGGATGCACAATAATATCAAAAGACTTTAGGAACTCGATTCCATCTTCAACCGAACCGGCCCCCTTACGAGCCGAGATTATTCTAGGAAAGCCGTTCCGCCTCATATAAGAGATGGTTTCTGGCCTAGAACTATCCGCCGTTATGGGCCACAGACGAGCCCCAGGAATCCTATCAAAAAGCTGGGGCGTGCGGTCTATCTCGACGCCCACACTATACGCCTCGGCGTCCACATACAGGGTTCGCCCAACAATGAAAGATCGCACCAGAACCGTGGGGTCTACTGAAAAACCCCAGTCAGCCCCATAATAAAACCGAGCATCAATCGGCGTATCGAATTCCTCGATGCTCCAGTTATGAAACACACGAGATTCACTATTTCTCTGATATTCGCCTAACCAAATGTGCTTGTATTTTTCTGGATCTCGGCGTCGGTCACGCTCCATTTCTTCGCGCAGAACATCAGGAAACCAAGGGTTATCCCGCCAATTCGCTTCCACAACGATGGCATCTGGCGGGCCAATTCGGCTTGGGCCGCGCAAGAGCACATCAACTGGATCTCTTTCGCTGCGGGGATTCCACGAAAACCACAGTTCTGAACCTTCCTGCCTAAGCGTCGGCCGGAGCAAATCAAGACTCAGCTGCGAAATCGCTTGGGCTTCCTCGACCCAAGCTATGTCAAAACCTTCTAAAGATTTAATCGATTCCGACGTGTGGTTTTGCATGCCTTGAAAAATGATCAGACCGCCACCCGGACATTCGATAGAATCAACTAAAGTGCGGAAATACTTTCCGAGCCCAAGCGCCTGAATCTTGTCTTCTATAAGAAGCTTCGAAGAGAGTTTGAGAGATCTTTGAACCTCGCGAATGCAGACGGCTCTTGTCGGCTGCGCCATCATACAGCGTTCAATTAGAGCTTCCGCAAAATAGTGAGACTTTCCTGAACCGCGCCCGCCGTGTGCCCCTTTGTATCTCGCTGGCTTAAGAAGCGGGGCAAAGACTCTAGGTGTCTGAATCTGCAACCGCGTCAATAATCACCCGCTCAATACGATGTAAGACGCGAATATCATCGCCATCCTCACCCGTTATCGGCTGCGTCGCCTTGCCCCAACCGCGATCAAGCAGCTCCTTAATGGCCGACACGCGCACTTGCTCGCTCTCAGCCTGCAATGCTAGGCGGCCAAGCTCCTGAAGGGCTGCAACTGTGTAGTTCTTGGCGAGCCTCTTGACCTCGGATCGGCCACCATGATGGAGCGAGCCAAGCGCCGGTCCCCGGCGCCCGCCTGAAAATGGAGTTAGCATGACGTCCTTTACGGGAGGTATGACCTGGCATAGCCTTTCTCAACTAGCCAGTCGTTCACATTTCCAATTTCATCCCAGACGATCGCCAGCCATCGACCATACTTGTCAGCAATTTCAGCTTGCGGAACCGTTGATGCAGATGGCTTGATCGTTCGGATAAGAACGACCTTTCCAAGTTTGAGGCGAGAGAGGAGAGCATCGCGAGCTACCAATCCAGCTGGTCTCTCTTCCCCTGAAATTTCCCAAGCATCTATTCCATAAAGCCGGATTGGCTCATACATCCGCCACAGACGAAAGCCACAATCTATGTTAAGCCAAACGCTATCGCCGTCATAAACACGAGCAACGACAGCGCCGTATTCAAACAGCGAGTCTGGTTTGACTTTCATGCGGCGGGCTGAGTGTTTTCCGACACGGCAGCGGCAAGTTCGTCGGTTCGGCTACGCAGCTGCTCTGCAAGAGCTGTGACCTGCGCAGGATCATCGGCAAACTGCTCAAGCTGGTCCGCAATGCCGTTGATGAGCGTAACCGCCGAAGCCGTCACTTCACCATTCCTCTGCACCTCAGCCATGAGTGCCGCAATCGCTTGTTCCATAGCAGCTGTCCTCCGCAAGAGTAGATCCATTCGCTCATCGAGCGATTTAGCAAAGTAGTAATCCATTAGGCAGCAATCTTAATCTCAGTGGCCGTGCAGGCTTCGCCAGGCCAGCGCGAAAGGCCCTTGATAAGCTTTTGCAGATCGTCAAAAGTCATCCACGCGCGGCCTTTCTGCGCCCAGCCGGAGCCCCACGAACCTAGTTTCCGTATCGCTCCGCGTGCGCCAGTCTTTTTGTGGACCCGATTGCGATCTGCGCCCACAAGTAACCATGCATGCCCCCCGATATTCTGTCCGGTTGGAGAAATATAGCCTTCACTGTCTGGCTCAACCATATCGTCTGTCCAGTCAGTTCCCATCACAACGGGACCAATGGATAAGACATGACGAATAACCATTTCTGCTTCATCAGCCCACCCATAAGATGTGACCTGACCCCTAGCCTTCAAGACTTTAAAGGCAGCGCGAACACTAGTTCCATCATAGTCGCTGCCCGGCCATTCATCCACATCCTGACAGGCTTCATAAAAGCCCTCGTGTGGGAGAATTGGTTTATTCACCACAGGGTATGTGATAAGATATCTATTGGTCGAATATGCCACACATTGGCTAGTTTGGCCTTGATCCCACACATCACCTGGAGAAATCCAAAACCGCCTTGTTACATCCGTCTTCGGTGCAGACATCCGAAAGCGTAGGTCGCGCTCATCCACAGAAGGAATGCGGCCGAGGCGCGGCTGTGATTTGGGCGGCTCAGGCGCCTGGATTTGCATTTCGTTGGTCATGCCGCCCGCTTAAACAGTTCCCAATCAAGCTTATTCTGCTTTAGGATGAATGCTCGATCACTTGTCGAAAGCGTCGGCCTTTCACGATTGATATTCA